CACCAGCTGGCATCGCATCACAAGAAGCCTTGTCCCAATAGCCCCTCTTATAGATTTCATGGAGATGCTCGTCCTTGATCGCCCGCAACTCATCCTTGGAAGCCGGGCGGCCCAAATGCTTGCTGAAAGTGGCCAACGTCACCCCCTTCATGGTGGCGCCGCCAGGATCAGCCGGATGGTCAGCCCAGCCGCCTTCGTGATGCAGCACCATCTTTAGGGCCTGGGGGAACATATCCTTCATTTGTGGGCCATCCTGTTCAAAGCCTCGGTCTTTTCCTTGCTGCCGGCGCTGCTGCCAAAGTAGTAGGCCATGACACCGCCAAAGGCTGTGCCCAGCGTCCCCAGCATCACCAGCATGGCTTCAGACCCGCCCGTGGTCGGCAGGCCATGCGTCAGCATGTAAAACAGCACCCCGAAATACCCGACAGTAATACCGCCGGCCAGGATCTTGGGGGTCCAGTCTTTGGTCTTGATTTCCCGGTTGCGGGCGCTGTCCCGGTCCTCGCTGGCAATCCGCTCCAGATCAATGTCCAACTCGCGCATCTGCAAGGCGAAGTCGTTCTCCGCCTTCTTCAGAGCCAGCAACTGCTCCGGCGTGGCCTTTGCGGCAGCCTGGAGCAACTCCTCCTCAGACCCGTCTGGCTTGCCCAAGAGGGCCTCAGAAATGGCCTTGGTGGCCATGCCAGCCAGCGGGCCGCCCACCGCGCTGGCGATGCTCGGCGCCACAGTGCGGACCAAATTGAGAAGTTGCTCCATCCTATTTCTCCAGCGTAAAGGTGAGGTTCTGGTGCCGCGGATAGGTCACCGTCCGCTCACCCTCTGGGCATTTGTATTTGATGGTCGCCAACAGCGTTGCCCGGCCAGGATTGATAGTCTCCTTATCGGCAATCGTCAGAAGATAGGTAAACGTGTCCACCTCCGGACCAGCCGGGCCGGTAAACCGGGTCATACTCGGCGTGGCCTGATGGATAACCCCACCGCCGTCCCTGACCGTCACCTCAAAGCCCTCAACCGAACAATCGTCGCGCTTCTTGACCCTGGCCACCGTTACCGTAACAGGCTGGCCAATCTTGGCCGGTTCAATCCTGAAATGCTCCGGCGCCCAAGCAATGATCTCATTCTTGAACCAGCCAAACTTCTCGCCGGCCGTGTAGCCGCCAACAGCCAGCGCAAAGCTGGCCGTAGCAAACTGAACGATGGGCGTGAGCTTGGGCAGTTCCATCAGCCAGCCGCGTCAAGCGCCACTTTACGGTCCCAAACCCACTGCGCGGCAGCCGCCGGATCAAACGGCACAGTGGCCGCCGGATCGCCCGGATTGGCCGGATCAGGCACGGACCAATCCGCCCCCACCGCCGTCAGATAGGCTTCCAAGTCAGCTTGGGTGGGTATCACCTCAGCATCGCCCGTGTCGTCGTTCTCGGACAGGCCGATCATCACCATATCACGAGGGCTAGGAGTAGCAGGATCACCCACCACAAACACACCGCCAACACCTTCAGGATGGAGGCAAAGGAACGTGGGGACTGTGCCATCAGCCGCCAGCCGATACTTAATGCAGTGATGAGCCATCTTCTAACCCTCCGGTCTGGGCATACTGCCCGCTGAAAAGATACGCGCCAAAATGCCCCAGATCGCACCAGGGGGCGACCCAAACCGTGCCGCCCTTCTCGCGATACATGTGGCAGAAATTATAGTCCTCAGACAACAGTTCATTGTCCACATTCTGAACCTTGAAGAAGTCATAAACCTTGTCTTCAGGGTGAATGCTTGAACCGCCATTCTTGTACCAGCCGACATGGTCTTTCAGATTTTCAAACACATCCCGGCGGATCAGCATAAAGCCGGTGCCGACATGCTTGACCTGAAACGGCATGTCCGCCGTAACCATCTCGTGGCCGGGCAGCTTGTTGATATTGAAGATGCCCGTCAGCTTGCTGAGATCCGGGTGATTGAGAATGGCACCCATCTTCACCCGGCTCCAGTTGATCCCCTTCATGGGGACAGCGCCGCCAATGATCCCCTTATCGGCCTTGATCATCTTGGCGATGTCATTGGGAACAAACTTCTGGTCAGCATCAATGAACATCAGATGCGTGGCGTCTTCCATCTGCAAGAAATGATGGGCGATGGTATTGCGGCCGCGCTGGATTAGGCTTTCATTGCCGAGAAAGACGCACGTCAGCTTGATGCCGTGCGTCATGCAGGCCTCCTTCAAAGCCAACACCGACTGCGCGTATTCGGTACACATCATGCCGCCATAGCAGGGGGTGCCGATAACGAGGTGCATTACTCGGCAGCCTCTTGCGTGATCTGCGGCACATTGGTCAGGCTGGTGTGGTCAAACACGCTGAAGCCGCGCCGGGCAGCAAACTTGGCCGGATCTTCCGCCCATTTGTCCGCGCAAGCCTCCAGCCACCGCATGGTCATTTCATGCGTGGGAGCCTTCCCTTCGCTGATCAGCTGGTTCTCCATGCTGAGATAGGCAAACATCTCAGCCTGCGCCTGGGCGGCGTTGATACCCAAGTCAAAAAGGTAGATCAGGTTACCCTCGTCAATCATACCATTGCGGCTACGGGCGGCGCTGAGAGCCTGCTTCATGCAAGTCATGATGTGGTAGCGGGCTTCTTCGCGCTCGTAGTCTTCCTCGGTAATCTCTTCTTTGCCGACCTTCTCAAGCAGTTGCTTGTGCTGGTTGACGAAGAAATTCATCTTCCGGATGGCGCCGTTGACGTGGTTCTGGGTGCCCTCAATGTGGCTGTTGATCTCTAGGATCTCGATTTCAAGCAGCTCACGGTCCAGCGGGTCTTCCGCTTGGGCCAGATCGCGCTCCTTCTTCTTGAGTTCATTCTGCTTCTTGCGAAGGCCAATATAGGCTTCCTGCAAGGCAGACCGCGTGCGGTCAATCTCGGCCAGCGTGTGCTTGATGGACCGGATGGGCGTGATAGCTGTTACGTCCAGCGTCACGCTCATGAATTGGCTGTGCGACTTGTGGAAATTGCTGGTGTCGCGCACGACAGCAGGCATACGATCCTGAATGTTTTTTAACATCAGATTGTATTCCGGCTTCTTTACAGCCAGCGCAGTGTTGATGTTGCCGATAATCAGATCGTTAGACAAAAGGTTTCTCCTATTTGTTGTTAAAGGCCGCCGTGGGCGTTAGAGCAACCGCCTTGTGCGGCTGTACCTTTTGAAGAAAGGTCACCAAACAATACAGCGTTACCTGTTGAAGCAAGGGTTATATATTGAATGGTGGTTATAGGATTACCCCCTTCAGGCGTCCCCCCCGAAAAAATCCCGACGGTGGAAGACGCGGCCCCCACAAGGCTGTTTATCGCTGAAGTCAGATCTCCAAAGTCAGTGCCGTTCCCAGGCGATGCAATTGTTACATATTCAATCACATTAACAGAATATGTACCATTAGTGCCTCCAGCAAAAACCGCCCGCGTAGAATTTGAACAAGCAGCGCAATTTCGCACGCTAAATCCCCCCGAAAGAGATCCAAAATTAATTGAATTGCCTGTTGACGCAATAGTAATATAGTCAATTTTATCTGCGTAAGATCCCCACCCACCAGCAAAAAGACCTCTGGTATTAGACCCGCAGCCGGCCCAACCATAATCAGAACCGGCACTTACATCCCCAAAATCTGTTGCGTTTCCAACAGACGAAATTGTAACGTAATCTATTACGTTTACTGCAGGAGTGCCCCCGCCAATAAAAACACCTCGCGTATCGGAAGAGCATGATGCTAGCTCTCTTTTAGAAACGGTCCGGTCGCCGAAATCAATTGCGGCGCCAAAGGAACTGAAAGTAATATAATCAATAGTGTTTACATCTGAACCTGTTGAGCCCCCGGCAAATAACCCACGAGTTGATGAAGAACAAGCCGCAAGACTATGCCTAGCTTGCGTAAGTGAACTAAACATCATGGAATTACCGGTAGTTGCAATATTTACATACTGCACGTTAGCTTGATACCCTGATCCAACCCCCGCAGAATACCCGCCCCCAAAAAATGCCATCGCAGCGCTTGTTGGTGTAGCTTGGACGGCTGCGGCAGCAGAGGAGCAGGCTGATATGCCTTGCGGCGCATTTAAAAGATCACCAAAATCAGTGGCATTACCTGCTGAAGCGATAGTTACATAATCAATGACATTGCTTACGTCACCCGCAAACAAGCCTATTGTTGACGATGCACAAGCACCAATGCGTGTTCTAGCTGCTGTTAGGTCACCAAAGTCTGTGGCGTTGCCGGTAGTGGCTATTGTGATATAATCAATTATGTTTACACGGACGCCAGACACAGTGTTATACCCACCACCAAATAACCCTCTTGTGGATGAAGCGCACCCTGCTGGGCCGTATCGTGCATTTGTTAAATCACCAAAATCTGTTGCATTTCCGGTTGAAGCAATAGTGACGTAATCAATTGTGTTTTGTCCGGTTGCTCCACCGCCTGTTCCTCCACCACCCCACACTCCACGCGTGGCAGATGAAAGCGCAGCAATGTAATACCGTGCTACTGTTAAATCACCAAAATCAATTGCGTTTCCTGTTGATGCAATAGTGACGTAATCAATGACGTTTTGCTGAGTGCCACCAGAGTTTTCACCACCTCCAAAACACCCTCTTACATAATTTGAGCATGCAGCAAGACCACTTCTTGCAACAGTTAAATCTCCAAAATCAGCGGTATTTCCTAGTGTAGAAAATGACACATATTGAATGACATTTATTGTTGTTCCGTCATTGCCCCCACCCCAAATGGCTCGAACATCAGATGAACACGAACCCGTTTCTCTGGTTGCTACAGCTAAATCACCAAAATCGGTTGCGTTTCCAGATGTTGAAATGATTACTTTTTGAATTACGTTAGTTCTTACCGAACTTTGAACCCCCCCCCCAAACAAACCTATTGGCGTACCCCCTGACCCCGCAATCGGCCACAGGTTTTGCTTAAGCCAATAGTTCATCTGGTCCAGCGTCCACACCCCAGGCGCCGTGCCGTCCTGATACGGGCCAGTCGGGGTGACGGGGGTAGGACGGATCAGACCGCCGGGCCATTCGCGTGACATAGTTACAGACCTCCGTGGGCGTTTGAGCAGCCGGCAATACCGTTACCAGAGACAGAAAGAGTGCCAAACGTTGTGGAATTGCCAAGCGAAGCTATGGTTATGTAAGTTGTTCCTCCTACCGTTCCACCTGTACTAGAGAAAACCGCCCTAGTTAAATTAGCGCATCCCCCAACATAAAATCTTGTTGAAGACAAATCACCAAAATCTGTGGCGTTCCCCGTTGAAGCGATAGTAATGTAATCAATAATGTTCAAAGCGCCTATTGCCCAATCATAACCACCGGCAAAAACACCTCTGGTGCTATTGGATGCTCCGGCCAAATAAGCTCTAGCAGCTGATAAACTTCCGAAAGAAAGCGCGTTGCCGGTTGTAGCTATAGTAATATAATCAATCGTTGTTTGAATTGATGTTCCTGTTGTAACACCGCCACCAAATACACCTCGCGTGGTTGATGAAAGCCCCCCTAATCCGTTTCTGGCTTGAGATAATGCACCAAATGTTGTGGCATTTCCGGTTGTTGCAATAGTAATATAATCAATACGATCTTGTGAACTACTTGTGGTTTGACCGCCGCTAAATATGCCGCGAGTTGAAGAGGAACATCCAGTCAAATCATATCTAGCTATTGTTAAATCTCCAAAATCTGAAGAATTTCCAGTTGTTGAGAAAACAACATATTCAATAATATTGGATGCGGTTGATCCACTAACACCACCCCCGAAAATAGCACGCTCAAAAGATGAGCATGCGGCCCTTCCATTTTGTGAGCCAGATATGGACAAACTTCCAAAGTTTGCAGCATTTCCAGTTGTTGCAATATCAATATAACTCATACTGCCCGACCAACCAAAAATCCCCCTATCACCAATAGGCCACAACCCCTGCCCCACCGCTTGAAACTGCGCCACGAGGTTCCAGACACCGGAATAAGTCGGCATAGTTATAGTCCTCCGTGGCCAGATGAGCAGGCAGCTAAATCATATCGCGCAACAGTCAAATCACCAAAATCTGTGGCATTTCCTACTGAAGCTATAGTTATATAATCAATCACATTTGAGAGAGTAGGACTTAAGCCACCCCCAAAAAGACCTCTTATTAAAGAAGAACAGGCGGCCAATCCGTATCGTGCAATTGTAAGATCACCAAAATCTGTTGCATTTCCTGTGGTGGCAATTGTCACATAATCAATAGTATTATTAGCCCCACCCCCTTCGCCCCCACCAAACACACCCCTTGTTGCTGATGAACAGCCCCCAAGTTTGGACCGAGCTACCGTTAAATTACCAAAAGTTATGGCGTTGCCTGTAGATGCAATTGTAATATAATCAATTCTGTCTAGTTGTCCTGTGGTAGACCCTCCGCCAAAAACCCCACGAGTTGAAGACGAGCAAGCAGCAAGTCCCGTTCGCGCTATTGTTAAAGCACCAAAATTTGTTGCGTTCCCTGTGGTGGCTATTGTGATGTAATCCATTGTATTAACATCTACCGTTCCATTAAACCCGCCCCCAAAAACTCCGCGCGTTGAAGATGAGCAAGCTGCTGGACGTTGGCGCGCTACAGTTAAATCACCAAAATCTGACGAATTACTTGTGGTGGCAATTGTAATGTATTGAATTGTATTATTAGAGCTTGATCCACCCCCAAAAACACCTCGCGTTGAAGATGAACAAGAGGTTAACTCTGTAACTGGAGAAAAAGTAAGATTGCCAAAATTTGTTGCATTCCCCGTTGTGGCAATAGTGACATAATCAATAGTAACACCGCCGCCCCCAAATACACCTCTTGCTGCCGCAGGCGTCACACTCCCACTAGCCGCGCTAAACGCACCCGGCCCAAAAGTATTCAGCGCCCAAACTTGGAACGTGTACGCTGTGCCATTTGTAAGCCCCGTCACCGTAACCGGCGATGAAGCCCCGGAAGCCGTAATCTGCCCAGGATTGGAAACCGCATAATACGCGCTGATAGCCGATCCGCCGACATTCGCGGGCGCCGTAAACGACACAGAAGCCTGGGCATCGCCAGCAGACGCCGTAACCCCCGTAGGAGCGTCAGGGTTTCTCAACGGATCATAATTGGCTGAGATAAACCCAGCAGGCGGGCGCAGCGGCATTATCCGCTCCTATCAGGCGTTGATTTCTTCCCACGAGCAAGTCACCACAAGATCGCTTGCAGTGCCAGCCGTAGCGCCAATCGACTCATTCTCCAGCAGATACAGCGCCGTTGTCTTGTCCAAGATGATCAGCGTGGCATCAGCAGGCACAGAGATCGTGGAGGCAATCGGGAAGGCAGTGCCACCCAAAGCCGCCGCGCTGTACTTGTTGATGGTGATGTCAGCGGCATTCGTGCCGTCAACATTCGCCACCATGATCATATTGATCTTGTAGACCTTGCCGCTAGAAGCCGCATTGCTGACGACAGACGTCGCGCTGGTCGTGGTGAGAGAAACGCTAGAGTTGTTGCCGTAAATGGCAGCAACATTGACAATATTCGGGTTTGCCACCGTCTTGCTCCTTACAAGCCAAAGATCATTGCAAAGGCGATGCTCTGGCCTTTACTGACGCCAGCAGCAGGCGTTGTGAAAGTCAGAACACCAGCGCCGTTAGTCGTCACAACCTGACCATTCGTGCCATCTGCAGTCGGATACTTCAGCCCAGCAGGATTGTTCATCAGCCGCGTGACCGTGCCAGATGCGTTCTCCGCATAAAGCGCCATGTCGGTGTTGGCGATGTTAATCGCAAGCTCACCTGGGCTGAGATTGGCCGAAGACGGCACAGCAGCCGCTGTCGTGGTGCGATACAACTGAATAGGCGTGTAGCCTGTCTGAGCCATTAGAAAGTACCCCCATCAATGCCGCCCCAAGCTGGGGCAGACGTGCCGGCAGACAATAATACCTGACCAGCTGTTCCATTCGCAATAAACGAAGTGGCCCCCGCCCCCGTTTGATACGGGATCTGGCTGGCAATGCCACCGGCAAGATTGGTCGCAGTGCCGACAGACAAAGCCGATTGCGCCGACCATGTTGGGCTACCAGCGCCGCCAGAAAGCAGCACCTCATTTGAGCTGCCAGCTAAGCTGAACGCATAAGCGGTCCCAGTGCCATAACTCACCGCACCAGCCGTAGGCGTTGCCGTGGCATTGGTGCCGCCATTGGCTATAGGCAGCGTGTTGGACACGGCCGCAGTAAGATCAACCTTACCCCAAGCCGGCGCAACACCAACACCGCCAGACAGCAACACATTACCCGTAGCAACGTCAGGAAGCGCCGCTAGGGTGGTTGTGCCGCTGGCGTAGATAATGTCGCCAATCGTGTATGAGGTCAGCCCCGTGCCGCCGTAAGCGGCGCCAATGGCCGTTGCATTCCACGTCCCGGCCGTCAGCGTGCCAACACCAGTAATGCCCGTATAGGAGCCGGAAAGCCGCCCGCTATCAATCGTGCCAGAAGTGATCTGGCTACCGGCAATCGCGATGGAAACGTCAGCCGCGGCAGTCAGCTGCCCTTGGGCATTGACCGTAAACGTACCAACAGCAGACGCAGACCCATAAGAAGCAGCAGCCACCGCCGTGTTGGTGATGCTGAATACCGTGCCAGCCAAGGTAAGGCCGGTGCCGGCCGTGTAGGTGACACCAGCAGCACCAAACTGCGAGAACACAATGCCCGTGGTGCCAACCGTAATCGGCAGCGGGGTCTGCTGTACCCAAGAAGTGTTCGCGTTTACCGTGCCGGCCGTAATCAGGAAGAAGTCGCCAGCGTCAATCTGGTCAACGCCGTTCCCCGGCGTGTCAAAGTCAGTCGCGCGGGTTAGAATGAATGGCGTGCCGGCAGAACCAACCTGAGTGACCGTATAAACAC